AGATAGTTTCTGACATCAGTAAGGCTTTTTCTAAAATGTTCGATAGCTTATTTAATTATTTAGAAAATTCGGAGGTAAAATTTGAAAAAATTGAGCGACGAAGACCTTAAAACGTTAGATAGAGAACTTTTTAAATTTCAAAATATCCAACGTACAATAGACCTCAGAAGGCTAGAACTAGAAACTAAAAACCCTGACGCTCAAAGTGGACCTACTGTGGGAATAAGCAAACCTACCGAAACTATCGCAATCAGAATCGCAGATGATCCAACCTTAAAATTTCTCGAAGGGTTCAAAGCTATTATTAACAAACTCCTGATCAATCTAGTTGATGAAGATAAGGAAATCTTTAATCTGCGCTGGAGATATCCTCAACTGAGATGGGAAGAAATAGCAGAGCAGAAATTCATGAGCAAAGCTACAATCTATCGACGTAGAAGGATTATCCTAGAGCAGTACGCTATTTTGAAAGGTGAGCTATAAATAAACATGAGACAAAAGACATCTTGAAGTCTCACAAAAAAAGGTTTATTATGATAGCATGAACTTCTGAAACAAAAACACACATCACACTTTAGGAGTCATCCTTAATTCTAGTCAAAAAAGTTGTCCAACAGAAGTATCATCAAGAGTCAGCAAATGCTGGCTTTTTGTTTTGGAGAAAGGAGGTAGAACATGGAATTTGTATCACCGATAAAAGATAATGATGATATTCAGGCAATGAAAGATTATCTCAGAGAGTGGAATGAGATGTATTATATGCTATTCATTACAGGCCTGAATACTGGTTTGCGAGTTGGAGATATACTTACCTTGAAAGTTAAAGATGTTCAAGGCTGGCACATCAAACTGAGAGAACGGAAGACTGGCAAGCAGATAACAAGACGGATGACAAAAGAACTCAAGAAAGAAATGAGGAGATATGTTGAAGGGAAACCATTTCATCATTTCTTATTCAAAAGTAGGCAAGGTCAGAATAAAGCGATCACTCGTGAGCGAGCCTATCAAATCATACATGAAGCAGCTGAAGAACTTGGCATTGATAATGTTGGCACACACACAATGCGCAAGACGTTCGGCTATAAATATTACAACAAGACAAAGGACGTAGGAACATTACAGAAAATGTTCAATCACTCATCACCTGCAATAACCTTGAGATACATAGGAATAGAACAAGCAGAGCTTGATGATGCTTTACGGAACTTTGTCATTTAATTTTTTTAGATATTACTTTCACATAATGAGTTAAGCATAAACTTAAAAAATGCAACTCTTTAAAACCTATGCCTAGTAAGGGTTTGAGATTTAGAGTGAGTTTAACAAAATATAAGATATGTGAAAGTGAGGGATAAAATTGGTATAGTTACAAGAGGTATGACTATGATAAAAATACTGAAAAGAATTTTGAATTTGATTTCTAAAAAAATATCAAGCAAAGATAAAATTCAAATTTTAGGAAGCGTTGGCGATGAAACTTTAAACCTTGAAGTAAGCGACATAGGGGTACAAGGGGAAATTGTGGTTAGTGAAATTCACCCAGAATCAATTAGATTTTATAAGCATATCAAAGACAATAAAAAAATCGTTTCTATTGGCGAATACAAAAATAAAAAAGAATGAGACAAAAGACATCTTGAAGTCTCACAAAAAAAGGTTTATTATGATAGCATGGTTTTCTTGTATGAGAGGGGATAGGTCACTGGCCTGTCTCTTTTAGTATTGGAAAGGAGGTTTGCTATGTACAACAAACCTATCAGGCCATCCTTGAAGTCTAAGAAGTGGGAGAAGTTTCGTGATAAGATTATGCGGAAGTTCGACTATCTTTGTCAAGAAAGTTTGAGGTATGGAATTTCAGTAGCAGCTGAAATGGTACATCATATCTTTCCAGTATCTGAATATCCTGAACTTGAATTCGTTGAGTGGAATTGTTTGCCACTGACAAACAAGAAACACAATACGTTTCACGATAGAAAGAATGATAAGATTATCAATCAAGGATTATTTTGGCAAAGAAAGAGAAAAAAGGAATTTGAAGAATTTTATGGATACCCCCCACCTCTTTGAAAAATCATTTTGGCCAGTAGGGTACCGGTGAAGGGAACTTTTTCCAAGTCGGGGGCCTTCAAACAAAAAGGGGGTAAAAACTAAGCGATTTTGACGAAAGGAGGTAGTTTTTGGCTAAACCAATTACAGCAAAGTCGATTAAGTCAAAAGTGGTCAAGCAGATGAAAGACTTGGGCACTTATCGTAAAGAGTTCGAAATGATTATTGATATTTTTGCAGGAATGCTCTATCAGTATCAGAAACTTGCTCAAGATTATGCTGACATGGGTTATCCAGTAACAGACACCTACGTCAATAAGGCTGGTGCTGAAAATGAGCGCAAAGTTCCAATCTTGACAGCGATGGAAATTTTGAGGAAAGACATTCTTAGCTACTCTAATCAGCTGATGATGAATCCTAAATCTCTCGGTGAGGTCGTAGAACAAGAAGGTGATTCAGTTCTTACTGAGGTCCTGAAGTTCAAGAATGAAATCAAGAAGAAGCGAGTGACTGGCAATGGGCAATCTTGATAAAGCGAAAGAGTATGCTCGGCACGTCATTTCTCACAGAGAGGAACATTGCGAGGAGAATATTCTTGCTGCTGAAAGGTTCATTCGTGATCTTGAGAATCCAGAATTTGACATGGATGAGGAAATCGTTGATTTCGTTGTTCACTTTATCGAGAACACAATAGTCCATCAACAGGGTGATGATATGTTTGCGGTGTCTATCCGTAACAAGCCATTACTCTTGCAACCGTGGCAACATTTTGTAGTTGTGAACCTGTTTGGGTTTTATTACAAGGGGTCAAACGAGCGCAGGTTCAAAGAAGCGCTTATCATGCTTGCTCGGAAGAATGGGAAGACCTCATTTACTGCAGCAATCGCTCTTGCTTATCAGATATTAGACACGGATAGCGGTTCAAAATGCTACATCGTGGCCAATTCAGTTAAGCAAGCGATGGAAGCCTTTGGGTTCTTGAAGTTCAATGTAGAGCGATGGAATGACAAGAACATTCGTATCAAGGATAACAACCAGGAACACTCAATCACTGCTAATTTTGGTATCGAGGGTTCTTTCTTTATCCAGGCACTGGCCAACGATGAAAGCCGTTTGGACTCATTGAACGGTAATGTAATTATACTGGATGAAGCTCACACGATGAGAAACAGTAAGAAATACGGTCTTATGAAGAAAACAATGTCAGCATACCGAAACAGTATGCTTTTTGTTATCTCTACGGCTGGTGATATTCCTACTGGTTTCCTTGCTAACCGTCTGAAATATTGTCAAAAGGTCCTCAAGCAATTGGTCAAGGATGATTCCTTGTTCATGTTTATCTGCAAAGCTGACCAGTCAACAGATGGAGATGTCGGTGATTACCTAGACGAGAATGTGCTTAAGAAAGCCAACCCATCGTGGGGTGTGACGGTATCGCTCAAGGCTCTGAGAGAAGAAGCTGAGCAGGCTATGAATGATCCACAGACAAGAAATGAGTTTTTTAACAAGACTTTGAATGTCTTTACAAACTCAATGAACGCTTATTTCAATCCTGATGAATTCATCGCTTCAGACAGTCAATACGATTGGACCTTAGAAGAGTTGGCCCGCTTGCCTATCCAGTGGTATGGTGGAGCTGACTTGTCAAGGTTGCATGACTTGACCGCCGCTGCATTATATGGAGTCTATCATGATGGTGAGAAAGATGTTGATATTTGCATCACACACGCTTTCTTTCCTCGTGTCAATGCTCAGAAGAAAGCCAATGATGACGGGATTCCACTCTTTGGATGGCAGTCTGATGGCTGGCTGACGATGAGCAATACTCCGACCGTTCTCTATGATGATATTGTCAAATGGTTCATCAAGATGAGAGAGAAAGGGTTCAAGATTGCTGCTGTCGGAATGGATAGAAAGTTTGGCCGTGAGTTTCTGACGAAGATGAAAAAAGCTCGGTTCAAGATGATTGACCAACCTCAGCTTTTTTATCTGAAATCAGAGGGATTCAGACGGATTGAGTTCAAAGTTAAGAATAAAGAATTTTACTATCTTCATTCGGACGCTTATGAATACTGTGTGAGCAATGTTAGAGCAATTGAAAAGGTGGACGATGCTGTGCAATATGAGAAACTAGACGGTGATGGTGGTACTGCAAGAATTGACTTGTTCGATGCCAGCGTTTTTGCTTGCATTCAGGCTCTTGCTAACCTTGGCAAGAATCAGAATGTCATGAGCTTCTTTGATTAGAGAAAGGAGGTGAGGAAAGATGGGGCTTTTAGATAGGTTTTTGAAACGTGGTAAGAGTCGAGGTGGAACGAATGTTATCACTCATTCAGATTTTGGGCTTTATATTGACGGTGACAGCTATGTGCCTTTGGCCCGCAATCCTGATGTGATTGCTGCGGTCAACAAGATTGCTGACATGGTGTCGAACATGACTATTCACTTGATGGAGAATACTGATAAAGGCGATATCCGAATAAAAGACGGACTGGCTCGCAAGATTGATGTGAATCCATGCGACAACATGACTCGCAAAACTTGGATTTTCAAGATTGTGCGTGACTTATTGCTATTCGGTGACGGAAACTCAGTTCTTCATGTTGAGTATGATCCTGTGAATGATTATATTTTGAACCTGAGACCATTCTCTATGAGTGAAGTTTCTTTCAAAAGTGATGATGTTGGTTATATCGTGAATTATCGTGGTATCGACTACAACCCAAGCGAAATCGTGCACTTTGTAATCAATCCAGATCCAGACAATCCATTTGTAGGGACTGGATATAGGCTTGCTCTGAGGGATATTGTTAGGAACTTAAATCTTGCTACTCAAATCAAAAAAGGATTTATGAATGGAAAGAACGTTCCTAGCTTGATTGTTAAGGTTGATTCTTCTAGTGGGGAATTAGGAACACAAGAGGGACGTGACCAGGTCGCTAAAAAATATCTTAGCACTAGTCAAGCTGGTGAGCCGTGGATTATTCCTGATGCCTTGCTAGAGGTTGAACAGGTCAAGCCATTAAGTTTGAAAGATATTGCTATCAATGAATCTGTTGAAATTGACAAGAAAACAGTTGCTGGGCTTTTGGGAGTGCCAGCTTTTATTTTGGGAGTTGGTAGCTTTGACAAAGAAGAATACAACAACTTTGTCAATACAACGGTCATGAGCATTGCTACGACAATCACTCAGACCTTAACGAGAGACTTACTCGTTTCAAATAATCGGTATTTCAAACTTAATGCTCGCTCGCTTTATTCGTATGACATTACTGAATTGTCATCAGTTGCTGAACAGATGACTAAAAGCATGGCAATGCGTCGAAACGAGTGGAGGGATTGGCTTGGGATGCCACCTGATCCTAATATGGATGAGCTCCTTGCTCTTGAAAACTATATCCCACAAGACAGGCTTGGGGACCAGAAGAAACTGAAAGGGGGTGAGGAAGAGAATGAACAAACGGAATAGTTATCGTACCGCTCAATTCAAAACACGAGAAGAAAGTAACACTGGTGATTTGATTTTGAGCGGGTACTTTATCAAGTTTGATGAAGTTACTGAATTATGGCCAGGTTACTTTGAGGTAATCAAACGTGAGGGTGTTGAAAAAGCCATCAAAGGAGCTGACATCAGGGCATTATTTAACCATGATGATAGTTTAGTGCTTGGTCGTACTGGTAACGGGACGGTCATTTTAGTAGTTGATGAAATCGGACTTTACGGTGATATCATCATCAACAAAGATGATCCGCAAGCTGTTGGGGCCTATGCTCGTGTTCAGCGTGGCGATGTGATTGGATGTAGTTTTGGCTTCATCCCAATCAAAATCAACACGGAAGAGCAAGCAGATGGTTCGTACCTGGACACTATCCTAGAACTAGAAATCTTTGAAGTGAGTCCATGTACTTTCCCAGCCTATCCGCAAACGGAAATTGCTGCACGACAGAAAGACTTTGAAAGTCAACAGCGTGCCAATCGTGAAGCGCTGGACAAGCGCAAGAAAGAAATTAAGGAGAAATTTAATCTATGCACAAATCATTGATTTTAGGCGCTCGTATGCGCAACAAAGCAGACAAAGTGGTAGAGCTTGAAGAATCAATCAAAGAATTGAACAAGCGTTCTGAACTTGAAGCTAAGAAATTGGAACAAGCTGGAACTGACGAAGAAGTTTCAGCGGTTGAAAAGAACCTTGAAGACATCCAAAAAGAATTGAATGAAAAGGAAGCAGAAAAAGAACAACTTGAAAAAGAAATCGAAGATTTGAAAAATCAAGTTGAAGAACTAAATCGTAAAGCACCGACTTACCCAAGTCAAGAAAAACGTGGAGGACAGAAATTGGAACAACGTGACGCAATCGCTAAATACATTCGTACTGGTCAAACTCGTGACATTGTAGGCTTGAAAACTACTGATTCAGGAAGCGCAGCTTTAATCCCTACTGAAGTTTTGAAGCCTCATTTTGTTAACAAAACACGTAATCCACTTTTGGATCTTGTGGAACGTGTGAAAGTTAACAGTGGATCTGGTAAATATCCAGTTATCAAGAAAACGGATGGTGTAATGGTTTCAACAGATGAATTGAAATCAAATCCAGAACTCGGAAAACCAGCAATCAGCGAGATTGATTATTCAATCAAGACTTACCGTGGATATGTCCCTGTGTCACAAGAAATGATTGACGACGCAGACTATGACATCATGTCCATTGTTGAAGACGAAGTGTTCAATCAAGGTGAAAACACTGAATTGTCATTAGTTACAGCTGTCCTCAAAACAGCTACCCAAGCAGATGCGTCTGGATTTGATGGTATTAAAGATATCTACAACAAGAAGCTTAAATCAATTTATAAAGCAAGCATCGTTGTAACTAAGTCAATGTTTGCTGCGCTTGACAAGGTGAAGGATAAAGATGGGCGCTACATGCTTCAAACTGATGTAGCTTCACCTACTGGCTATTCATTTGGTGGGAAAACAATCTACAAAGTAGATGACACAGTGTTTGGAAACGAAGGAGACATGAAATTCTTCATCGGAGATGTCACTGAGTTCGTCAAAGAGTTTGACCGTGCTCAAGTATCCGTTAAATGGGTGAACAATGATATTTACGGACAATTGCTTGGACTTTTTATCCGTTTGGATATTAAGAGAGTAGATGAAGAAGCTGGATTCTTCGGAACCTACACTGATGTTGTAGCTTAAGGAGGTAGTGTATGAGCTATAAAGTAATCCGTCCTTTCAAGGACTTGGCTGATCCTGAAAAACATGACTATGCTGTTGGCGATATCTTTCCTCGTGAGGGATATGAGCCCACAGATAGCTTTACCAACGGTCTTTTGACTGGTGCTAACACTGCTGGGTCTATCTTCCTTGAGGTTTTGGGAGATGATGAACCTAAGAAACCAGCTCCTGAAACAAAAGAAGTTAAGGAAGAGCCCGCAGTTGAGCAGGAAGAAACAGTTGATGAAACTGCTGAAGAGCCTGCTAAGGAAGTTGAGGAGTAAACATGGACGAAGGTCAGCTTTTGGAATTGCTGAAGCTTAAGCTGGGTATTTCAACCAGCTTGAGAGACAAGCCGTTAGAAAAAATCATTTCAAGTGTCATCACTGAATTGACCGATAACCTCGGTATCGAGCTTGTCGGTGAGCGTGCTGACCATGAAATATTTATCGTTGACTATGCTGCTTATCGCTATGAGGGTGGGGTGGACATGCCACGTCACCTTCAATGGCGACTGCATAATTTACAGATAGCATCAAAGAAAGAGGTCAAGAATGTGGAATCATGAAATCACGCTGATCTCTAAGAAAGTCACAGGTAAGGATAAACTACTACAACCAATCTCTGAAGATGTTGAAGCTACTCTCCTATGTCGCAAAAAGAGGGTCACTCGCTCTGAATTTTATCAGGCGAATCAGGCAGGGCTAAAACCGAGCTTGGTCGTTGAGATTCGAAATTTTGAGTATGAGAACCAAGAGTTTGCGAAGTTTGAAGGCAAGCAATATCGCATCTTAAAAACCTATCCTATCGATTCTGAAATTTTAGAGTTGACTTTGTCAGAGGTCTTGAAATGAGTAATGACCTTGCTGATTTGATAGCGAAAGAGCTTGCAGCTTACTCTGATGAGGTTACTGAAGAAGTGGATAAGATTGCAGAGCAAGTGGCTGATGAGACTGTGGATGAGTTGAAAGAGACAAGTCCGAAACGATACGGAAAGTATCGTAGAAGTTGGAAAAAGAAGAAGTTGGCCAATGGCTCTTTTGTTGTGTTCAACGCAGTTGCAAGTCTTACTCACATACTTGAGAACGGGCACCTTTCAAGAAATGGTGGTCGTGTCTCTGGTATCGTCCACATCAAGCCAGCTGAAGAAAAAGCAATTCAGAACTTTGAGAAGCGTATAAAGGAGATTGGGAAATGAAGCTGTCAGACTTTGCTGCTATTTTGGAACAGGCAAAATTGCCTGTCACTTATCGAGCGTTTAAAATTGGGGACGCTCCTGACTTACCTTACCTAGTCTATTATGAATCGAGTCCATCCATCAATGGAGCTGACAACATGGTTAATCATCAGATTAAGAGCGTGACAGTCGAGCTGGCTTTTGAGAGTAAGGATGAAGATTTGGAAGAACGTCTGGAAGAGCTGTGGGCAACCAATGAGCTCTTTTTCGATGTTCAAGAAGAAACATTTATCGAGACTGAAAGACTCTATGTCAAGTCTTACACGGTCTATCTATACTAAGGAGGAATGACATGACTCAAGAAAATAAAGTAACCTTTGGCCTAGAAAACGTACATATCGCACCTATCAAAACACTTGCAGCAGATGGAGTTATCACTTACGGCGATGTTTTTCGTTTTCCTGGAGCGATGGAGCTGACACTTGATACTAAAGGGGAAACAACCCCTATCAAAGCAGACAACAAGGATTACCATTTCATGAATTCAAACGAAGGCTATGAAGGTAAACTTAAAATTCCACACATCATTGATGAATTTGCAACAAAAATTCTCGGTGAAATCAAGGACCCTCAGACTGGTGTCATGACTGAGAAAGCAGATGCGAGCTTGACAGAGTTCGCAATGATGTTCCAGTTTGAAGGCGACAAAAACAAGACTCGCTATGTGATGTACTACTGTTTTGCCAGTCGCCCATCTCTTGGCTCAAAAACTAAGAACGGGACATCAACCAACGAACGTGAACTTAGTTTCAAAGCTAGCCCGCGTCCATTGGATACAGTTGTTAAACGTTCAATCACATCAGCTGATGACAAGGATGCGTATGACAACTGGTTCAAGAAAGTGTATGAACCGACTGCGGTTGCAGCCTAAGGAGAAGATCTATGCGTAAAATCGTTTTGGTTGGTGATCAGGAGTATGAGTTAGGCACAAATGGCTATACTCCTATCGCCTATAAGCAACAATTTGGGAAAGATTATTTTCAAGATTTGTTCTCAATGTTGAAAAATCAATCATTCATGAATGAATTGAACAAGCTGGAAGCTGAAAAAGAATTGACAGCGACTGACATTGACATTTCAATGCTAGAAGAGTTTGATATGACCTTTTTCAACCGTCTTTTTTGGACCTTTGCTAAATCTGCAAATCCTCACATCAAGCCTTATGAACAATTCTTTATGGAAATGGAAGTCTTTCCTATTCAGGAAGTTGGTCCTGTGTTGATGGAAATGCTGAATGCGAGCATGACGACAAAAAAGCACCAGATGAATCAGAATCAGCTAGCGAAGAAATCTTCACAGTAGAGTCATACTTATCTTGCTGTAAAGAAACCGGTCTGTCTATCGATGATCTAAAGCACATCTCAATCGGAATGGCTCTGGATTATCAGACGGATTATGTGAATTTACGGAGTGAGGATAAAGGTGGCGAACGGAAGGCCACGCAAGCTGATTTTGACAGTTTTTAAATAAAAAAATGAGTGCTGAGAGAGCGATTCTGAGACCAAGTTCGTTGGTCTGACTGCATTATCAGTGGTATAAGTTCTCTCAGCGCTTTTTCATTTTTCGAGAAAGGAGGAAATATGGCAGGAAATATCAAAGGTATCAAAATTGAAATCGATGGGGACACGCAACCCTTACAGAAGGCTCTGAAGAATGTCAATAAGGCTGCTACTGATGCAAGTCAGGAGCTGAGACAGATTGACAAGGCCTTGAAGTTTGACACTGGTAACGTCACACTCTTGACTCAAAAGCAAGAGGTCTTACAAAAGCAAGTTTCGACGACCAAGGAGAAACTGGAAACCTTGAGACAAGCTCAGTCTCAGGTAGAACAGCAGTTCAAAAATGGTGATATCGGTGCTGACCAGTATCGCGCTTTTCAACGTGAAGTCGAAGTTACTCAAAACGTCCTAAAAGGATATGAGAGTAAGCTTGCTGGCGTCAACCAGGCACTTGCTGAGAATGGGAGTGCTACTCAGAACAACAAGAACCAATTAAAAGAATTGCAAAATGAGCAGAAGCAACTGGCTAGCGAGAATGAAAGAGTAGTTAGTTCATTCAAATTGCAAGAAAGTCAGCTAGGAACTAACGCAAGTGAAGCTGACAAATTGGCGCTTGCTGAGAAAAGGATTGGAGCTCAATCTGATATTGTTGCTCGACAAATTGAAAATCTAGAAAAGCAACTAGCTCTTACAAAGCAAGAGTATGGTGAAAATTCAGCTGAGGCCAATAAGATGGAAACGCAGCTGAATCAAGCTAAAACAGCTTACTCGAATCTCTCTCAAGAGATGAATAATCTTGGAAGCGCTGGGAAACAAGCGAGCGGAACCTTAAGCGAGACAAACAATCTCTTAAAAGCTGAATTGCTCAATCAATTTTCCGAAAAACTATCCGACATCAGTCAAAAGTTAGTTGATTTCGGAAAGAGTGCCCTTGAAGCCTTTCGCCAAGTGGATGAGGGTATGGATACCATCGTCACAAAAACTGGTGCGACTGGCGATGGCTTGAAAGAAATGCAAGATATTGCCTCAGGTATCGCAACAACAATTCCAACAGACTTCAGTAAAGCTGGTGAAGCGGTTGGGGAGGTCAATACACAGTTTGGATTGAGCGGCGATGCGCTCAAAGATGTGTCTGTGGAGATGATAAAATTTGCTGAAATCAATGGAACGGACATTACCAATTCAACAATTTCAGCAAGCAAAGCATTGGAAGCTTATGAATTGTCTACTAGAGATTTGGGGATGGTACTAGATTCAACGACTTACATCGCACAGTCGACTGGAGTATCTGTTGATGACTTAATGAAAAAAGCGATTGACGGTGCACCTCAAATTAAAATGCTTGGTTTATCTTTTGATGAAGGGGTAGCTCTTTTAGGACAATTTGAAGCTAGTGGGGTAGATGCTTCTGCTGCTTTATCAGGAATGACTAAAGCTGCTGGAACCTATGCAAAAGAAGGCAAGACTTTAAAACAAGGCCTGATAGAAACCATTGAAAAAATAAAAAATACAAGCAAAGAAACAGAAGCGATGGGTCTCGCTATGGAGATTTTTGGAGCCAAAAAAGCGCCACAAATGATTGATGCTATTAAACGCGGGACTTTTGATTTTACAACTTTTGCTGGGACAGCTGAGAATGCCGCTGGGACAGTTAGCACCACTTTTGAAGATACATTAGATCCAATCGATAAATTTAAGACAGCTCAAAACTCAGTTACACTGGCAATGGCAGAATTAGGCGCTACAATTGCGGAAGTTTTGGCTCCTATTTTTGAAATGTTAGGAAATATCGTCAAAGGTCTTGCGGAATGGTTTAGTAGTTTACCTGGTCCAATTAAAGAATTCGTTGTTATTATGGGAACTGTTGTAACAATTGCAGGAGTGCTAGCCCCCATATTCTTAACCCTGCAAGCTGTGTTTATGTCCTCATTTGGCGCAATGATTGCAGCTGCACTCCCGATCATAGGAATCGTCGCGGGTGTTGTGACGGCTATAGCGGCGATTGTTGTAGTGGTGCAACATCTCTGGGAGACAAACGAAGGATTCAGAGAAGCTGTAACAACCGTCTGGAATGCGATTCTTGAGGTCATCAATGCAGTCGTATCAGAGATTTCTAGTTTCGTCATGAGCATCTTTGGGACAGTCGTCACTTGGTGGACGGAGAACCAGGAACTTATCAGGACAAGTGCTGAGACTGTTTGGAATGCTATTTCAGCAGTTATAGACACAGTCATGACCTATCTAGGGCCACTCATTCAAGCTACATGGGATAATATCCAACTTGTCATTACAACAGCTTGGGAAATCATCAAGACCGTTGTTGAGACTGCAATCAATGTTGTCCTTGGTATTATCCAAGCAGTTATGCAGATCATCACTGGTGATTGGTCAGGAGCTTGGGAAACTATCAAGGGAGTGTTTTCTACTGTATGGCAAGGAATACAGAGCGTGGCTCAAACCATCTTTTCAGCGATACAGTCATTTATATCAAATACTTTGAATGCTATTTCAAGCACAATTTCAAGTGTATGGAACGGGATTTCAGGAACAGTATCAAGCGTACTAAATGGCATTTCTAGTACAGTATCAAGCGTTTGGAATGGGATTAAAAATTCTATTGGTAGTGCTATCAATGGGGCGAAGGATCTTGTCAGCACTGCTATCAATGCCATTAAAGGATTGTTTAACTTCAGCATCAGCTGGCCACACATTCCACTACCTCACTTTTATGTGAGTGGTTCGGCCAATCCATTAGATTGGTTGAGTCAAGGTGTTCCAAGTATTGGAATTGAATGGTATGCCAAAGGCGGTATCATGACGAAACCAACTATCTTTGGAATGAATGGCAATAACATAATGGTTGGTGGTGAAGCTGGGAACGAAGCAGTATTGCCACTTAACGATAAGACACTTGGAGCCATTGGTCGTGGGATTGCTCAGACTATGGGTGGAACTTCACCGACCATCAACATTACCATTACTGGCAACACTGTCAGAGAAGAAGCCGACATCAGTCGTATTGCTGATGAGGTGGCTCAGCGTATTGCTGACGAATTGCAACGTAAGACACAATTGAGAGGAGGGGTTGCATGGTAAAACATAATGAGCTTGTTATTGACGGTGTGAGGACATCGTCTTTTCCATTTAAGGTCATTGTCCATGATTCTCCCTCAATTGCTCTGGGAGAGAGTAAGACGACCCTCTTGGAGCACGGTGGTATCAGTGGAGCAATCGTTCAGACAAACAAGCATAGGGAACTGGTAAAGAAAACTTATACGATTTATTTGGTCAAACCTACTGAAGAACAGATGAACCAATTTATGAGTCTGTTTATTCGTGAAAAGTTCTGGCTAGAGAGTGAGCGAGTCAAAACAACTCGTCTTTGGTGCTATAAGGTCAATGTGAGCGACCTTGAAGAAGTGCAACCTGGTCTTTACATGACCAAAGCAACCTTCACTTGCCACCCTACCAAATACTTCAAAGCCACTGATACACAGAGATTGACAAGAAGTGGAACTTTAACCGTGCAAGGTTCTGCTCTTGCTTTTCCTAAAATTACAATTGTTGGCCAGAGCGCTGTTGAGACTTCGTTTACAATCGCTGGTCAGGTTATTAGGCTTGAAAAGCTCTCAGAATCGCTTGTGATGGTCAATAATCCTGACAATCCTAGCTTCAAAACGACAACAGGGAAGCCAGTGAAATGGTCAGGGGATTTTATCACAGTTGATCCAGCGAAACTTAGGAATGTTGGGGTTGTTTTGGGCCCAGGTATTCAATCGATTGAAATCGAAACGGTTTGGGGGTGGGCATAATTGCTTTATCTACTTAATAAAGATGTGAGAACCGTTCGGTGGAACGGGGAGCCACTTCATGAAGCGACTTCGGCGATTGTTAAAGAGACCATGAATGGCGATTTCACCCTAACTGTGAAATATCCCATTTCTGACTCTGGTATTTATCAGCTCATCCAAGAAGATATGTTGATAAAAGCGCCGACTCCTGTCCTTGGTGCACAGCTATTTCGCATTAAGAAACCTGTTGAACACAATGATCATCTGGAAATCACAGCCTATCACATTTCAGACGATGTGATGCAACGGTCTATCACACCAGTAAGTGTGACTAGTCAGAGTTGTGGCATGGCTCTTTCTCGCATGGTTCAAAACACAAAAACTGCTTTGGGAGATTTTTCTTTCAATAGCGATATCCAGGATCGTAGGACCTTCAACACGACTGAAACAGAAACTTTATACTCTGTATTATTGGACGGCAAGCATAGTATTGTCGGAACGTGGGAAGGCGAGCTGGTGCGTGATAATTTCGCTCTGACAGTAAAGAAGAGTCGTGGTGAGAATCGTGGTGTTGTTATTACAACGCACAAAAATCTGAAGGACTACCAACGAACCAAAAACAGTCAAAATGTTGTTACAAGGATTCATGCCAAATCGACTTTTAAACCTGAAGGCGCTGAGAAGGAAACGACTATCAGAGTGACTGTTGATAGTCCTCTTATTAACTCTTATCCTTACATCAATGAAAAAGAGTATGAGAACAATAACGCAAAATCTGTTGAAGAGTTGCAGAAGTGGGCACAGGCTAAGTTCTCAAATGAGGGCATTGACAAGGTCTCTGATGCTGTCAAGATTGAAGCTTATGAACTTGATGGTCAAGTAGTTCACATGGGTGATACGGTCAACCTTAAGAGTCGGAAGCACAATGTCGATGTACTCAAGAAAGCTATTGCTTATGAGTTCGATGCTCTTAAAGAAGAGTACATCTCTCTGACGTTTGATGACAAGGCAGGAGTTGGTGGCTCTAGGGCTTCTGGTGGCTTATCTAGTGCAGCGGATGCCATCCTTGGTGTGACAGAATCTGCACAAGAAATTGCCCTTGAAAAGGCTCTTCAAAATGCTGACTTAGACTTTGATCATAAGGCTAGATTGCTTAGACAGGAAATTTCTGATGGTATTGAACTTGCCAAAGCCAAGGCTGAGGAAGTCAAGCGAAGTCTGACAGAGACAATCGACCAGCGCTTTAGCAGTTTCAACAACGGTCCATTACAAGAGGCCAAACGTAGGGCTGATGAAGCTTTGAAAAAAGTCGGAGCGAATACTCTGCTTGCTCAAGAGGCTAAACAAATCAGTGAGCAATTGAGACGACAGCTTGATAATAAGGCTGACCTCGTCGAATTTCAGCGGGTAAAAGAAACCAATCAGCTTTACGAAAGAATAATTGGTCGTAGTGAGTTCGATATTGCGGATAAGGTCGCTCGTATGGCTTTGACGAATCAGTTGTTCCAAATTGAAGTCGCAAAGGCTTCAGCTGGTGGACGAAATCTATTTCTTAATTCATTGTTTAAGCGTGACCTTCATCAACGTTATTCAACATATCATGTAGATGACAGTGTTGAGCAAACACAAGGACAGCTTGCTTTGAGTATAGACGAGAATACGAAATTCAGAGGAGCTAATACGTTGAAAATTGTATCGACGTTCAACGGAAAGCCGAACAATCAGAAAGTTACTTTTAGAACTGGCGGAGATATGCGCTTGAATACAGCAGATGAAATGCGCAATAAATCTGTGCGTTTCAGTTTTTGGGCAAAGTCTACTGTCAATAACACGAATTTTCAAGCTAGAGCAGGATATCGGAACGCCGTTGAAGGTGTCTCGTTGACCACCGATTGGAAATTTTATGATATTCAGCTAACGAAAAGCGAGAATTCAAATGCAAGTAATGAAGTAATCATGCATGTATTTACTGCTGCAACTGTCTGGATTGCTTTTCCAAAAGTTGAAATTGGAACGGTCTCAACAGATTTCTCAGAAGCTCCAGAAGACACAGATGAAGCGATTCGTACGGTTCAGAGTCAACTGGCAGGGTCATGGTCTGTTCAGAATCTGACGAGCGCTGGAGCCATCATTTCGCAAATCAATGCTACAAACAATCAAATTTTGATTGAAGCTGAGAAGATTCGTCTGAAAGGTAAGACCTTGCTTGATGAGTTGACTGCTATTCAAGGTTACTTCAAACGACTATTCGTGGGCGAGGGCAACTTTGCCAAGCTAAATGCTGAGATTATCGGCTCAAAGACTATCACAGCAGACAAGTTGATTATGGACCAAGCAATGGCTCGAATGTTCGTCTCAAGCGATATCTTCACGGATACGCTTGCTGCTAAAGAAGCCTTCATCAACAAACTTAGGTCAGTTGTAGTATCTGCGACTCTTCTCGAGGGTTACAAAGGTAAAATCGGTGGCTTCCAGATTGGTACGCACGATAAAGACCCACATACTTTTTGGATAACAGGATCAAATAGTTTTAGAGTCGGTATGGGTGATGTCGGCCCAGGAAATTGGGACCAAACAGCCCTTTGGGTGAATTGGGGGGATGACTGGAACAAACCTGGTGAAAAAGCGTGGTTTGTCAACGCTCGCGGAGAAATGAAGTGTTATAATCAGGCACATTTTTGGAATGTTCCAGTTATTCACGGGGATTTGCATGTTGGTGGGAATATTTTTTACCAAAAAGATCAATATAACAGAGGATACTGGATTTATTCTCCAGACTACAATAGAATTGCTCGGTCAAATGGATACGTGTATTTATCTGGAGAGAACTTTGGAGGTTCCGACTGGATACCTTTAAATAAAGAAATCTCAGACCGTCGCTACAAGCATAATATCGAAGCTAGTACAGTCTCAGGTCTTGAGGTCATTGAGCAACTCAAGACGTACAGCTATCGCAAAGAATACGATGGCAAAATCGAAGATATCGCTTGCGGTATCATGGCGCAGGATGTCCAGAAATACATCCCAGAAGCATTTTATGAAAATCCTGACGGCGCATACTCATACCGAACATTTGAACTCGTGCCTTACTTAATTAAGGCCATTCAAGAACTAAATCAAAAAATAGAAAAATTGGAGAAAACAGCATGAATGAAAAAGACCAACAAATCAGCAGTCTAGCGATTAAGTCGCTTAGCGAGAAAATCAGTAAAGAGGCCACTCAATCGGCTACGCTCGAAGCTCTCTACACAGTAACAGCGATGGAGCTTGAGCAGATGAAACGAATCATCGATTCGGACGAAGAACTCAAAGCGAAATTTGAAGAAGTGAAAGGAAAAATGACAAATGGCAATCAGTAATTATGAACTAGCGAATAAACCTTACACACGAGGTTTTGGAGATAACACAGTTACAGTCGTTGAAATTCGTCTGTCGGATGGCAGTCGCTACAGTACGAATATGCGTGAGTTGGCAGGAGACCGTACAAATGAGCAAGAAGATGTCTTGATTCAAGCCGTACTGGATATCATCAAAGCTGAGTTGGACCCAGGTTCAGCGATCGTGAAGGCACAAGCTGAGATTGAACAAGCAGTTCAATCTTTGGCAAAAGCTAAGACTGATCTCTCAGCGAACAAAGAGAACATCGATAGCGTATCAGCAATCACTGAAGTTCTCATTGCTCTAGCGATTGGCCAGAACGGTGGTATGCCCACGAGTACTTATAGCAAGGTTGCGCAATTCATCAAACCTCTTGTCAAAGACCGTCGCTATACGAACGGCGATATCGTATCAATGCCTTATCCGTACGATACGAATCCGAAGTGGTCACAAGGCACACAAACCATCCTGAAATTTCAGATGCAGCCTAATGAAGGTTACAATTACAAAGACCAGCCGCTTGCTGAAATGCTCCAAAAAGGCATTTTGACAATTGTCATGCCAAGAATTGAGTAGAAGGAGGTTATATGCCACTTGAAGAAGCTGAAAAAATCGCTCAAAGTCAGGTAGCTTGGGCGATTTTGTTTATCTTACTTTTCTTTATTATAATTCGATATCTTATCAAGACTTCGGACAAGCGAGAGAAGAAGATTATGGATTTGCATGAGCAATCAAAGGCCGACTCTAATAGACGAGAAGAGCGTTTGATGACTCACCTGGAAAAAACCACTACAGAATTAACGACAATTACACATACGGTCGGTGACATTCAAAAAGAAATGGTCCGCATGAACGACCGCATGGACGAAATCGAAAAAGGAGAATAACATGCAACAAATCAATGAAATTATCGCAAATGGAGCAATCAGCATTCTTGTCATTTTGGCTGGCATCGCAGTCAAAGCAACTAAGGATTTTTTGATCAAAAAAGGCGGAGAAAAGACTATTAAAATTGTTGAAATCCTTGCTAAAAATGCGGTCAATGCAGTTGAGCAGGTCGCCTCTGAGACAGGCTATAAAGGTGAAGAGAAGCTGGAACAAGCACGAACTAAAATCCGTGCTGAGCTTACCAAATATAATATTAGCATGACTGACAAAGATTTAGACACATTCGTCGAGTCAGCAGTTAAGCAGATGAATGATGCATGGAAGGAGTAGCAAATATGGTCAAAATCATTAATAATACAATTTTTAATGGTATCGCTGGCTCACGTCCGACTGAGAAGCCAAAATACTACATCATGCACAATGATGCTGGTTCTATGAGTGCCGAAAGCTATGTAAACTGGTTGCAATCTCGATACGATAACGGCCAGTCTGAGCTTGGTTTCGCTCATTACTACATCACTCGTGATGCAATCGCTCGTGTCGAAGATACATATAATGGCACTTGGTCTGCAGCGAACTATGATGCGAACATGAACTCTCTTAGCTACGAAGTATGTCAACAATACAACTCAACAGATGCTGAGTTCATTGAAAATGAAAACATGGTATTACGCCAAATGGCTGAAGATATGACCTATTATGGTGATACTCCGAACTATTCAAATATCAAATTTCATAACGAGTTTTCAAGTACTTCATGCCCTGCTCGTTCCCTTAAATTGCACGGCGGCTACAATGACAGCTTGCGTGACTATGTGATTGCTAAAATCAAGCATTATCAATCACTCGGTTCAACTGTTCAAGAAATGCTTGATAATGAGGGCAACCAGGAAGGTTGGAAGAAAAATGCGACCGGTTGGTGGTATGTCAACGCAGATGGCTCATATCCAACTGATAAATGGCAGAAGATCAACAATGTCTGGTATTACTTCGACAGCAACGGTTACATGAAGGCTAACGCATGGCACGAGCACACAGATGGCTACTCTTACTACTTGCTCCCAAGTGGTGCAATGGCCACTGGATGGGCGCTTATTACAAATAAATGGTACTACTTCAAAGAAACTGGTGCAATGGCCACTGGATGGGTCAAGTACAAGGAGCACTGGTACTACCTCGATGCCAAGGACGGCGAGATGAAATCCAAACAGTTCATTAAGTCAGCCGACGGCTCAGGTTGGTACTACCTAAAAGAAGACGGCAGCATGGCAGACAAGCCAGAGTTCACAGTTGAGCCAGACGGCTTGATCACTACTAAATGATTTTTAAAAAATAGAAAGGAAAATTTCTAAAATATTGTTCGAGTTGTAACCGTAGGCACTAGCCTGCGGTTTTTTTGTTTGTTCAAAATAGAAAAAGCAGTGACCGAAATCACTGCTTTACCCATTATAAATTATTTTAGAACTCTAATAAGTTACTTTCAACAACAGCATTGAGAGCTAGAGATTTGCTTCCATAATCTTCAAAATCAATATTGATTGTGCCGTCTTTGATTTCTGTTACTTTACCCGTTCCAAACGTTGGATGTTTAACTGTTGAACCTACAACGTCTTTGTGAGACTCAATCCATTCCTTGACTTTCTCATTTTCTTCTTGATCCTGCAGAAGACCAGACTGTTTCATCAATTCAACCACCTCAAAATATCCATCTACAAATGTCTGTTTGAAATCTGACCCCATAGACAATTCTGAACGTTTTACAGGCTCACCCAAACCTAGCATTAGTTTAATAGCTTTCAAAATGACATCATCAGAGACGTTACGACTATCAAGCTGCCCACCAACTGCGTCACCGTAAACACCGTAGAAATGGCCATCTTCGCCATCATGACCGTAAATATCCATGATATTACTTGTTTCACAGTTGCAATAAACTGCGCCATCCTCATTCACAATAGCGTACGCTACATCGTTGTTTTTAATTTCTTCAAGTAGTTGTTTTGCGTTTTCCATTTCTAGTTCCTTCGCATAGTTTTGTAATTTTTCTGCTGTCAATAAAGACATTTTGTCCAAATTTCCACTTCTAAGGTCTGAGACTGTTGTCCAAGGTAAATCTGCTCCTTTAGCGATTGCGCTTGTGCTTTTTTTGCTTCTTAATACTTTTTCTATTTGCTTTCTCATCTTTTTGCCCTCTTAAATAAAAATAACTCAATAAAACGATCAGTATATTTATGATTAAAATTTCCATGTTATTGTTCCTATTTTATGGTATAATAGGGAGTGAGGGGAGTGGTAGCTCCCCTATTCCCAAGGCGATTACTTAAACTTGCGAGGTCTAGGTTTTCGCTTTTTTTCTTTGCTCCAAATGTGATATGTAGCATATGCACCAGTTAGAGCTGTGATGTAAGCTGGCCCGTTATCAATTAGCTTTTCAACCAATCTGAGCCAATCATCTTTGTCCATTTTCCTCACCTCCTTTCCTTATCTTGATTATATTATATCACGGTACACCGAGAAAGTCAAGCGTTTTGATGAAGTTTTTTTAAATTTTTTCAAAAAAATAGACCTTGTCCAGAGGTCGGGGAGTTGGAGGGGACACCCTCCAAAAGTGTTGATTTAATAAGATTTTGTTTTACCTTTTTCATAATAATCTTCCTAAAGAAGTCGCCCAATCAGGTGGTTTTTTTGTCAGTTTCTAAGTCATATTTAGGTGTCTTCCTGAAAGTAGTACTCTTTTTAAGACAAAGAAAAAAAACAGTGACATTACTCACTGATTCTTTTGTAAACTATTAGAACTAAATTGCAGCCTTCTCAACTATACGGGCAAAGGTGAGTATGAAAATGAATACGAAAATGAATACGAAGATGAATACGATTTAAAAAAATGATGAAAACCAACGGAAATTATTTTAAATAAAAATAAGCAAAAACTCAACTATTGATAAGCAACAGAAAGCATTGGTAAATATTTGTCACTTATACCATAGTTCGTGACAGTTCCTGGTTTTTTTGATAAAATCATACAGTATGCCTTTGGGCACAAAGTATGAACTGGGACTGTCTTTCCCAGCTTCGGAGGTAGAAAATGTCAGATTCACCAATCAAATACCGTTTGATTAAGAAAGAAAAACATACAGGAGCTCGTCTGGGAGAAATCATTACTCCGCATGGCACCTTCCCGACACCTATGTTTATGCCAGTTGGGACCCAAGCTACTGTCAAGACTCAGTCTCCAGAGGAGTTGAAGGAGATGGGTTCAGGGATTATCCTGTCTAATACTTATCATCTCTGGCTTCGTCCTGGAGATGAACTCATCGCACGCGCAGGTGGTCTCCACAAGTTCATGAATTGGGACCAGCCGATTTTGACAGATAGTGGTGGTTTCCAGGTTTATTCCCTAGCAGATAGCCGAAATATCACAGAAGAAGGCGTAACCTTTAAAAACCATCTCAATGGTTCCAAGATGTTCCTATCGCCAGAAAAGGCCATCTCTATCCAGAACAATCTGGGCTCAGACATCATGATGTCCTTTGACGAATGTCCTCAGTTTTACCAACCCTATGATTACGTTAAGAAATCAATCGAACGTACCAGTCGTTGGGCTGAGCGTGGTTTGAAGGCTCATCGTCGTCCGCATGACCAAGGTTTGTTTGGAATTGTACAGGGAGCGGGCTTTGAAGACCTTCGCCGTCAGTCAGCTCATGACCTTGTCAGCATGGCCTTCCCTGGCTACTCTATCGGTGGTTTGGCAGTGGGAGAAACGCACGAAGAAATGAATGCCGTCTTGGACTTTACAACCCAACTTCTTCCTGAAAACAAACCTCGCTATTTGATGGGAGTGGGAGCGCCAG